TCAGCGGGAAATAGCTCTCACATACGCCTGGCAAGCCCGCAGAGCGATCAGTCCCTGGTCGCCGTCACCGGTGATGGCGAGAATTCGTTGAGCATGCGCCGGGTCAAGTTGGGCTCGCGCGGCTCCATGAACCACGCCGACGGCGCCGGGGGCGCTAGGCACATCGCAACCACTGGTTGTATCTGCGGCGTCGAGAAGGACTGACAGCCGGACATCAGAAGTGGCAAGGCGATCGCGCAAAACAGCCTGGTTGCGTTGAGCATCGGATAATTCCCTGGAGTGTTGTTGGTCCTGGCCGGCGAGCTGCTGCTCCAGGGCCAGGCGCTTGTCGGTCTCGTCGCGCGCCTGTTTGGCTGCTGCAGCACTAACCAGGCCGAGATCCGTTTTGAATTGGCCGGCCTGATCCGCCAGCTTTCCGCCGTAGCGCCAGTCTTGCACCTGCCAGGCGCCGGCGGCGCTGATGACCATCGTCAGTAGAATCGCGCCCAGAATCTGCCCAGACGTCATGCCAGCACCTTCAATGCCTTGTCATGCAGCGCCTGGCGGTCGGCCAGACCATTCAGCCCACCGTTGATGCGCCGGGTGATCTTCACAAAATCGCCCTGGTCCGCCAGCGTGTTCAGGCCTTTCGTAGACCAGAACCAAGCCGCCGACATCGCGGCGTGCTGCGGCAGCTCGAGCAGTTCTGGCTTGCTGATCAGGTCCAGGCCCAGGGCTTCCCCGCACGCGGCGTAGTTGGCCCGGCCGGTGATCTGGATCAGGCCTCGACCACGGTACTTGGAGCCGTCACCCTTCACGGTATTGCCCAGGTCCGCGCGCCCTTCATAGCCGGCCTGTGCCGCCGTCGGCCCCCAAATCTCACGCACGTAACACAACTGGCCCGACTCGTGCCCGACCTGGGCGATGAATGCGGCGGCGCGCGGTGTGCCGACGATGCCGTAACGGTTCATGGCCGTGTTCAGGACAGGAACAAAAACGCCGGCTTGGCGGCCGGCGTTCGGGAGGATCTGCAGCAACTGCTGCTGAGTAATTGGCATACAAGCTCCTAACGTGAATAGCCCGCACACGGCGGGTATGGATGGTGCACCGCCCCGCTACGCCAGGCTGACGACCTTGACGGGCTTCGCGGCTTTCTTCGTTTTCTTGCCCTTGGCTTTGGCCTTGCCCTTTTTGCCGCCGTTACACTCGACGGTGGTGGACCAGCCCGCCTGGGTGAATGTCTGCTCGACTGAATCCACCAGGTACTCGCCATCAAGCCCCACCTTGAAACCCTGAGCATTGATTGAGCGCTCAGCAAACAGATCCGTACGCCCGGGCATTTCCAGACGCACGCCGGCCGTGGAGCGGTTGAACGCCGCCAAACGGGCTTTAGCCGCTGACTCGGCGGCGGTCTTGTTCGGGTGAATATGGCGATCGGTATGCACCGCCGGCAGGCCATCCGGCACGTCGTCGTTGTCCAGGGATACCACCGACAACTTGCCTGTCTTCTTGTCTTGATGCTTGGCCGCCACGGTCTTGTGCGCGTTACGGTCGCCCAGGCGAAACTGCCAGCGGCTTACGTCGCTGCGCGTGAGGGTGATTGCGCCAATCACCTTGCCGCTGGCACTCAGGCCCGCTTGGCGCTGCATCACCATCAGTTTGCCGTCGCCCACCTTGGCGGTGCAGTCGTATTGCTTGGCCAGGCGCGTGACAAAGCTGAAGTCAGATTCGTGGAGCTGGTCAGCCCGGGCGACTTTCGTGGCGATGGTGCAGGCCGGTGTCCAGCCGTTGCGGGCCGCGATATCGGAAACAATTTTCGACAGCGGCACGTCTTCCCAGCTACCGCTACGAATGGATTTTCCGGTACCGCGCATGTCGCTGGCCTTGCCCCGGATAACGATGGTGTCCGGCGGGCCGGATACCTCGATCTCGTCGACCACATAGCGACCCAGGCGCACCAGGGAGGTCTCGGCATAACCCAGATAGACCTCGATCCCGGCGCCACGCGCCGGCAGGGTCACCAGCCCGTCACGGTCATCAATGCGCAGTTCAAATTCGTCCGACTCCATGCCGGGCTTGTCCGTGGTGCGCAACAGCAAAAGCCGATCGTTAATCAGCGACGTGATATCGGAACCGTTCGCGACGATTCTAAATTGTGGAGTCATAGGGCATTGGCCAATTAAAAACCCGCACTGGGCGGGCTTTAGGGAAGGGAGGCGTTTCGCGTAACGGAACAAGGACGCAGCCAAGAGGACTGAATCAATCCCACAGCGCCACCTGCTCATCCACAGGGCCTGGCAGATCTGGCAAGACAATCACCACGCCAGCACGGTAAGGCTGATCCTCATCGGCCAGGCCCTGATTGGCTGCCAGCACCGCCTCGACACTGCCCACCAGATGGCCATAGAAGTTATGGCAAATGGTATCGAGCAGATCCCCGTCAGATGTTCTGCATATCGTCGCCATAGCGCACAAACTCCAAGGTAAACGCCTGTTTGCGCGGGATGCCGCCCTGCATCAGCGCGCTTTGGTCTTCGTCAATGGTCTTGAGGCACCAGGTGCCCAGCACCACGCCATAGCCCGTGGTCAGGGTCACAGGCTTGAGCTGGGAGCCTATCGAGCGCAACGTGTTGAGCTGTTCCAGTCCGCCACGGTAGCCCGGGAAAATATCGCCCTTGAGCGTGATTTTCTCGTCCCCCATGCCCACGGCCTGCTGGGCCGGCCGGCGCGTCAGCCGCTCCTGAGAGGCCCAGCGGTATTCGGTCGAGCGACGCAGCGAATCAAAGGCCGCCGTATCAAGGTTGAAGTAATACGGCTGCGCCTTCGGGTCCAGCGGCTGAATGATCAGCAGATGGGGAAAAGGCTTCACCGCCTCTTTCGCCGGCGTGCCGTCCGTAGCAAACGCGCCGGTGGTCAGGATGTTGGCCAGTGACGGGTCGATCTTGCCGGCGATCTTGTTGATCGCGGTAGCTGCGCGCCCAGCCTGCTCTTTCAACGTGCCCAGACGCTCGTCAATCTGCGACAAGGCGCGCGTGGCCCGGTTGTAGGTGGCCACCACCTGGCCAACCTTGGCCTGGGCAGTGGCAATGCCCCGCATAACCCGCTGAAGCTTCTCTCCCACCGCCGGACCAATGAACGGCAGATCCTCCAGCTCATTCGCGGCGCCGGTGATTTCGCTGATTTACCGTTCTGCAGGCCGGTATTCATCGACCCTTGGTAGTCGATCCCCGCATCCTTGTAGGCCTTGACCGTATCGCCAGAACCGATTTTCTCCATCCAGTTCTTGAGGTTGTTGGCCGCCTCATCAGCGCCGCCGGCGGTCTTCATTTGCACCTGAAGCATTGAGCCCAATTGCGTGACCGCATCCATGCCGGTAATGCCGATATTGCCCATTTTCGCCAATAGGTCAGGAAACCAGCGAGCCATGTCAGCCGCTTCAAAACTGCCGGCCTGGCCCTGATAAGCGATGGCCTCCAGTGCCTTTTGCATCACGGCCGGGTCGGAGATTTTGGCGTTCTGCCCCAGAGCGTTGATCATCCGGGCCGTTTCGCCGCCATCCGAACCCTGGCCCACGGCGAACTTGGCCGCAACAGGTGCGTATGACAGGGCCTTATCCAGCTCCATGCCAGCCCCCACCAGGGCGTTGACCACCTCGGCCACCTGATTACGTGCCATGCCGGTATCGCGCGACGTGCCAATAATCGTCTTGGCCATCTGCGCTTCTTCGGGCTTGTTGGCAATATTCGCCTTGATCGCAATGTCACGGACAATCGCGCCAAAGTCCGCGCTCACCTTCGTCGGAACGGCCATTGCTGCCGTCGCCGCCGCTGCCTGGCCAATGCTGCTTTTCAGCTGCTGTTTACCGGCATCGAGCTGTTTATGGCCCTTGGCCTTAAACTCGGCCTTTGTCGCCGCCAGCCCCATGGCTGGAACGTTCGCCGCGCCAACTGATGCAGTCGATGGGCACCGAGTGGGCACGCAACACCGTGCACCCAGATGTCTGGGTGAAGCTCGCCGAACAGAACCTCGACTACATGATGAAGGCGTTGGGCGCGGTAATCGGTTTCGTCGTCAGCGACGTGCGCTTCGAAAATGAGGCCCACCTCATTCGACGCCGGGGCGGCACCGTCATCCACATCGGCCGCAACGCCGCGCAAGCGGTGAGCCCACACATCAGCGAGGCCGGGGTAACCGTTCGCCAGAACGATCTGATCCTACGCAACAACGGCACAGTTGATGAGTTCCTGCGCTCGCTGGACGAGGTGTTCCTCATGATTCGCGAGCGCCACCAGCGCGCCGATCAGCTCTCAGCCTGAGGCCAGCAGCCATGAACCGCACCCTGGATCAAACAGCCGCTTTGCTCGGGCTCAAGCCCCGCGCCTTCCGCACCAGGTTGCGGGAACTCGGCGTGATCAATTCATCCGGCGACCTGGCCGCAGCTCACCGCGAGCGCGGCTACCTGTTTTCCGACCCGCGCAGCCGCTGGAATCCAACACTCTGCAACTACACCCACTACTCCGTAGTAATGGTCAAGGAAGCGGGTGTTGAGTGGATCGCCAAGAAGCTGGACATCTCCATCACCAAGAAGGACGCAGCAGCATGAAGACGCCGAACGCCATCAATTCCGCTGTAGGCGCCTTGAAACTGGTGCCGATGTACCTCAACCACCCAACGGTGATCAGCCGCGCCACGCTGATTGGTGCCTCGGCCGAAGCTGTCGCGCTGCTGGAGTCATTGCCCTGCGTGTCGGTCGAGTTGGCCGAAGTGTTCCGCTGCGTCGACGCAGTGATTTCTGACGGTCAAGTCGCCTACGTGACCCCGGTGAAGTGCCCGGAATACCCATACGGCGCCGTCGTCGCAGACGCCGAGGGCAACGTCCTGGCAGCGGCCAAGGGCAAGAGCAAAGAAGGTCTCGCCGAACTGATCCACCTCAAGCTGGTGCCCCGAAAGGAGGGGCATGGGGAGGAGCGCGCGTGACCACCACCCTGGAACAACTCCGGCGCCAGTTCGCCACGCCGTGCCCAACCTTGACCGCTGTACGTGAACAGTACTTTACGCACATCCGCACCGACCGCTACCTGCTGAGCGAAATCAAGGCCGGTCGGATCGCCCTAGTGGTCAAGCGCCTGCACTGCTCGGCCCGAGCCAAGCCAGTCGTTTACCTGCACGACCTGGCCGACTACCTCGACGCCCAAGCGACGAAGCAAGCGGCCTGATTCAAACGGTAGCCCCTGCCGACCAGGGGCAAACAGCAACTCACCAATGAGGCACAGCACATGAAAGCTACCAACACCGCCGAGTTTATTGGCGAACTCAATGCCGGCGTCTTCGCCAGTCAAATCGGTCACGCCCTCTCGGAAGTCGCGGCCGGTGTCGTCGACAACAAGAAGGTCGGCACGGTCACGCTCACCTTCACCATGAAGCAGATCGCCGACAGCCATCAGGTCACCGTCAACCACAAGCTCGCCTACAAGGTACCGACCAAGCGCGGCAGCCGCAGCGAAGACACCACCCTCGACACGCCTATGCATGTCGGCTCGGGCGGCTGTCTTACGCTGTTCCCCGAAACACCTCATGCCGATCAGATGTTTTCTCGCGAAGACGCACCGATTCACGCCAAGTAGTAACGCTTCACCGCTCCATACCTCTCACCAAAACAGGAATAGATCCAATGGAAGCTCGTGCAATTCAACTCATTCAAGACACCGCCCTGCTCGCCCACGCCAAATCGTTGGGCACCTTCACGCCAGTTCTGGCGCTGCCGGCCGACGTCAAGATCCACAGTATTGAAAAGTTTCAGGAGCTGCGCAGCCGCTTCCGTGGCTCGCTGGCCACCCACTCGTTGAAAGACTTTGCGGACTATGTGATCGCCGCCAAAGGTCCAGCAGTCGCGGGCTTTGTAGACGGTGATTCGATGGCCTGTACCGTGTACTTCAACCTCGGCACCGCAACGGAGCCGGGCCATGGTGACTACACCGCAACCCTCGGCCTGAAAAAGACTGCTGCGTTCCTCGCACTTGAATGTGCAGCACAACGCCAGCACGCCCAGAAGGATCTTAGCGACTGGATCGAGGACTGGGCACCGAACCTGAAAGCCCTGGACGCTGACGACAAAGAGATTGACCTGCGCAAGGCTGCCGGCGCGATTCGCTCCATTAGCATCGAACAAGCGCGCAAGAGCGAACACGTAGTTGGCGACATGAGCGCTTCCCGTTCGGCGATGGACCAGATCGAGGCCAAGTCGTCCGAAGGTCTGCCGGCTGAATTCCTGTTCACTGTGGCCCCTTACGAAGGGCTGATCGCACGCACCATCCGCTTGCGCGTAGCCGTGCTGACTGGCGGCGATAAGCCCGCACTCCGCCTGCGCTGGATTGGCGAAGCTCAGCTGCGCGAAGACCTGGCGCAAGAGTTCAAACAAGTCGTTCAAAAAGAAGTCGGCGGTTCCGCGACCTTGACGATCGGCACCTTCAACCTGGGTTAACCACCTGCAACACCCCGCCGCCGTCCTCTCACCAAAACTGTCCGGCGGCGGGCTATAACGAGGCATACAGCACATGCAAATCGAAACTTACATCATCGTCGCCGGCCTGCTCGCGGGCTGGATTGCAACCGCTTTCTTCCTGGTCAAAACGAGCAAGAAAGCCTTTGCGCGCGGCTTTGATCATGGCGTCAACCTGGCCCGCGAGCAACATGCCGCTTCGCCAGCCTGCACCATCGACGACCACGAACTGATGACGAAGATCACCACGTCACTGGGACTAGCCGTGGAAACCTGGCAAGCGTTCCCCGGGACAGAAATCATGGTCGCCAGGGCGAACAAGCAGCGCCGACAGCTGACCGCCTTCGCCGCGAAGATGTGGTTAGCGGCCTATCCTGCACCACTCAATGCGGGGGATGCAGAATGACCTGGATCCTCACCCAAAGCGGCCAGCAGTTCGACCTGCTGCGTCCGACCGCATCCATGATCAAGCCGGTGGATATCGCGCACGCCCTGTCGCGCTTGTGCCGATTCAACGGGCACACCCGCGCTCACTACAGCGTGGCGCAGCACAGCCTGATTGTTGCCAGCCTGGTACCTGTCGAACACCAGCTGGTGGCGCTGCTGCACGACGCGACCGAGACCTACATCGGTGACATGACGCGCCCGCTCAAAGCGGTGATGCCTGAATACCAGTACGTCGAACATCAAATCTGGCTCGCGGTTTGCGATCGCTTCGACATTCAGATCGATCTGCCTGCCTGCGTTAAAGAAGCTGACATGGTGGCCCTAGCCACCGAGCGGCGCGACCTGATGCCAGCGCACCCCGGCGAGTGGAATTGCCTGCGCGGCATAGAGCCAATGGCGGATGCCATCGTCCCACTGCCAGCGGAATACGCCTCAGCGGCGTTCTTCTCGCGCCTGATGGAACTGATGCAGAGCAATCATCGCCGGAGGCACGCGGCATGACCATGAACTGCTCAGCCCTACAGGTCGCACGACACTACTCATTATCAGGCGCCACTGTGGTTAGTTTCTCAGGCGGACGCACCAGCGCTTACATGCTTCACCAGGTGCTGGAGAACAACCACGACTTGAGCGATCTGGTCGTCACCTTCGCCAACACCGGGAAGGAACACCCAGCCACCCTTGAGTTCGTTCGGGAATGCGCCGAGCGTTGGGCGGTGTCGATTGTCTGGCTCGAGTTCCGCGACGATGACGCGGGGTTTGCGGTGGTGGATTACGCCACCGCCAGCCGCCAAGGTGAGCCTTTCGAGGCGCTGATACGCAAACGGAAATACCTTCCAAACCCGGTCACCCGGTTCTGCACCATCGACCTCAAGATCAGAATAATCCACAAGTACCTGCGCAGCCTGGGCCTTTCAACCGAGGAGGCCCCGATAGACATGATGACAGGCATCCGTGCCGACGAGCCGCGCCGGGTGGTGAAGATCCGGCACCGCAAAAGCACCACCGAAAGCAAGTGGGCCACGATGGTTATGCCTCTTGCTGATGCTGGTGTCGGCGTACAGGACGTGACTGGCTTCTGGGCAAGCCAGCCGTTCGACCTGATGTTGCCGACTATCAACGGCCGAACCCTTGAAGGTAACTGCGACCTTTGCTTCCTCAAGGGTGCCAAGCAGGTCTATTCGATCATAGCCAGCGACCGCCACAAAGCCGCTTGGTGGGCTCGGATGGAAAGCGAAGTGGTATCCGGCGGCAAGTTCACCGGTGACGGCGCCCGCTTCCGCTTCGACCGACCCGGCTATCAGCAAATGATCGACTACTCCGACACTCAATTCGACATGTTCGCCGACCACGACGAAGCGATCGCCTGCTTCTGTGGCGACTGAGGGACTTGCCATGAACAACAGTACTTCCCACAACAAGATGGAATTCCAAAGCGAGACCCTGGCCGACGAAGAGCTGGCCACCATCACCGGCTATCAGATCCCGTCCAAGCAAATTCAGTGGTTGACCGAAAACCAATGGGAGCATGTTCTGACCGGTTCCCGTCGCCCGATCGTGGGCCGGGTGTATGCCCGAATGAAGTTGGCTGGTGTCACCCCGTCTGCAGTCAATCCAAAGGCCGAAACCTGGTCGCTTGATCTTGCGAACGTGAGCTGATCAATGCGCCGGAAAAATGCAGCCAACCTGGATCTTCCACCGCGGATGATCCGCCGTAACGCCACCCTCAAGAGCGGAAAAATTTGGACGGGGTATTACTACAATGGCAGGGACGCCAACGGCAAGCGCAAAGAGATTCCACTGGGCGGCGATCTAGACCAGGCCAAAGTGGAATGGGCCAGGCTGGAGCGGCGAGCGCCCCCGAAGCCCTGCCATCTGTTGGGCTCTTTGTTCGACAGGTACGTGAAGGAGATCATCCCTACCAAGGGCCTACGCACACAGTCCGACAACATGAAGGAACTTAAACAGCTCAGGAAAGCATTTGAGAAGGCGCCCATTGACTCGATCACACCCCAAGTAGTCGCGCAGTACCGGGACGCCAGGACCGCAAAGGTCAGGGCCAACCGGGAAATCGCGCTTCTGTCGCACATGTTCACAATCGCCCGCGAGTGGGGCCTGACAAACAATGCTAACCCCTGTTTCGGTGTACGGCGCAACAAAGAAAAGCCCCGGGATTATTACGCCGGCGATATGGTGTGGAACGCGGTATACACCGAGGCCGTTCAGGAACTCAAGGACGCCATGGACCTGGCTTACCTGACAGGTCAGCGCCCGGCCGACGTGCTCAAGGTAGCCACCACCGACTTGAACGCCGGATTCTTGATGGTCAAGCAAGGGAAAACCGAGAAGAAACTGCGCCTTCGATTGGAAGACGAAGGCGTGCAATCCGCACTGAGCGCTTTTATCGATGACCTACAGGAGAGAAGAGCCCTGAGCGGTATCAAAAGCACCAGACTCATTACCAACACCTCCGGGCTTCGAATGAGCCAGCAGATGCTGCGCAACCGATGGGACGAAGCCCGTGAGAAGGCCGCGATTAAGGCCGGAGCAGATGGCGATTCATCCCTGGCGGTGCTAATCCGTCAATTCCAGTTCAAAGATATTCGCCCAAAAGCTGCCAGCGAAATTGAGTTAACACATGCCAGCCGTTTGCTAGGCCATTCCACAGAAGAGATGACTAAAAAAGTCTATCGACGTATCGGTGAAATAGTGAAACCCACAAAATAACAAGCACTAGCAATCAAATGATTAGCCGCGCTAAAAAAATTAGGTACCTAACCAGGCTATTGTGGCTCATGCAATTTAAAACCTAAGTAATAAAGCCCCCAAAAGGTCGCCGCCAACATCTGCATCAACAACGTAAAATACACAAACGTCATAGTAATAATAACAACTTTGCTTCCGCCCCCTCCCCACAAACCCGCCTCAGCGATTATAGGGCCATAGGAAAGGAATAGAACGGAATACAACACTAGCGCAATACTTTCGCACGTAAGAAAAGAAAACAGCATAGCTAAGAACCTACGCCTCGTTAGCTTAACCAGCACGTTCTCTCCACGCGTAATCAACTTAACAGTAGGCGTAGGTTCAGGCAGAACATTATCAATATCATTACGACCAAAAGTCGCTATCGCCGCGAGCGCCGCTATATAAAACCCCGGAAGACTAGAAAAAAAACTGAGGAGCATGCTGACAGGTCCAGACCCCCTGTATATATCTGAAACCCACTCATCACCAATAGTGCAAATAGTGCACACAAGGGAAATAACAACTGGAAAAAGCCAATCAACCTTCCACTTTTGCGGATGCCGTATTGCCAAATAGGAAAGAGGCTGCAACATTTGATTTAACATTTCATATCACCCCAAGCTTTTCAAAACTTCTTTCACTATAGCATGATTGACTTGTTCAATACTCGCGGAGCTAACATTATTAGCTGATGAAATATAATAGCGTTTGAGATAGCGTCCGTCAGTTGCAAGCTGGCCCGTATCGACAGAAAGCAACGCACTATTAGGTGAGCCAGAACCATCTTTAAAACTGACCCGCATCTCAGACACGCCATCAGTTTTAGCATTCTTAAGCACATCTGTTACCGTTTTCACCGCATCACCGATTAAGTCTCGCTCAAGCTCAAGCTTTATCACACGATGCTTTTCTTTTACAAATCCAGCGTCGTCCCATTTTCCCCCAACAGTTTTATAGCTTATAAGTTCAATACCGCTTAAAGCACCACTCCGCAGATCATTCTTGAATGTATCTGAAATATGGCCATGCAACTCTACCTCATGATTAAGATGCACGAGGTTCTGCTGACCTTTTTTATCGCTCGAACCATCGATATTAGGGATTTTGAAAAGCGATGGCTTCTGTTTTTTGCAATGCCTGATGACATGAGCAAAATAGCTAGTGATGGCACTGCTACCCAAGCCAGCACCGTAAGCGGCTTCAATCATACAAAAATAATAATCCGCCCCTTTTATCGGTGCTAAGTCTAGTATTAGGTGAGCAGAAAACTCTGAACCCTGCCCCGGCAACTTTTCATTGACCTGTCGTTCATTTGATTCTGGGTTACTGTACACAGAATCTGGCGCGTTCGGATCGCAACGATTGATGAGCAGCACCCAGTACCCATCAACCGTATCAGTATGCGCAATATAGTATTTATCTGCTTTATCACTTTGCCCTTTACTTAAAAAATTATCACCGCCATCAAGAATAGATTCAACCAACTGTTTGATTTCCATCAGCGTTTTAGGCTGTGCTGGAAAATCAGCAGTATTACCTTCCGCCCTAGAACGGCCACGGGCATACAACTTCATATCAAAAAATGTTGCTACTCTTTTGGACAT